TACCAAAACTACCAAAGGTCAGTATGCTGATTATACTACCAGTAACTTTGCTCGTCGTGAACGAGGCCTAAATGAAGTTGAACGTGCGGCTATTGCTGCTCACGGTTTGTTTAACCTAAATGACTTTATGCCCAAGAAACCCAGCAAAGAAGAAGTTGATGTCATTTATGATATGTTCAAAGCCAGTGTTGATGGTGAACTGTATGATCCCAATCGTTGGGGACAGTTTTTTAAACCAGTAGGTGCAAATTTTAGCACTCAAGACAGTGATACTACTGGCAGTGAGCCCGCAGCGGCTAAACCCACCATGGTAGTTGCAAAGCCCGCAGTGGTGGCGCATGATGAAGATGATCCCCCGTTTGATCCAGATCCTGCACCAACTCCTGAAAGTAAAAAGAACGTCAATGACATTCTTGCTATGATTCGCAATCGTAAAACTACCTAAGCAAAGGGGCAAAAGCCCCTTACCACTATGTTGAAAACACGATTAATGTTGAAAAAACGGCTATTAAGCAAATCAAGGTATGAAGGCGTGACTCTTCCTGACGAAAGATATCGTAATATTCTTCAAACTAGAAAGTTTCTAATGGAACTTACCAGTCCACATATGACTCCAAAAGTTCCAAAGGTTATACGTGAACGTGCTAGGAATTTATTAAAGCATTATCCTAATGATTACATATTGGAAATGATGTGCGAAGATATGCCCGATTACTTTGCCAAAGAAATAGAACCTGTGACTAGGATGATCATGGAATATAACAGGGATAGAAAAAATGACCAAACCCTTTGATGTAAGTAAATTTAGAAAAGATTTAACCAAGGCCATTGATGGCCTCAGCATTGGCTTTAACGATCCAACAGATTGGATCAGCACTGGTAACTATACCTTAAACTATCTTATCAGCGGAGACTTTTTCAAAGGTGTCCCTCTAGGTAAGGTCACTGTATTTGCTGGAGAAAGTGGTGCAGGCAAAAGTTATATTTGCTCAGGCAATCTTGTACGTCATGCACAGGAACAAGGCATCTTTGTAGTATTAGTTGACAGTGAAAATGCCCTTGATGAAGCATGGTTACATGCTTTGGGTGTTAGCACTGCTGACGATAAGTTACTGAAGTTGAACATGGCCATGATTGATGATGTGGCAAAAACCATTAGTAAGTTTATTAGCGATTATAGAGCATTACCTGAAACCGATAGACCAAAAGTTTTATTCGTTATTGACAGTTTAGGCATGTTACTTACTCCCACAGACGTCAATCAGTTTGACGCAGGTGATTTAAAAGGTGACATGGGACGTAAACCCAAAGCATTAACCGCACTAGTACGTAACTGTGTAAATATGTTTGGAAGCCACAATGTAGGCTTGGTTGCGACTAATCATACCTATGCCAGTCAGGATATGTTTGATCCTGATGATAAGATCAGTGGCGGACAAGGCTTTATTTACGCCAGTAGTATTGTAGTAGCTATGCGAAAACTGAAACTTAAGGAAGATGAAGACGGCAATAAGACCAGCGAAGTACATGGGATTCGTGCCAGTTGTAAAGTTATGAAAACTCGTTACGCTAAACCTTTTGAAAGTGTTCATGTTAAGATTCCTTATGCTACGGGCATGGATCCTTACAGCGGTCTGTTTGACATGCTGGAAGAACGTGGCCAACTTAAGCGTGAAGGTAACAGTTATCTTTACACTTACAAAGACGGCAAAACAGACAAGGCATTTCGTAAAGCATGGACAGGTGAAATGCTGGATCGAGTAATGGCTGACATAATGCTACGAGATTTAACAACTGGAGTAAATACTGCTGAGGTGGCAGAAGCAAAGGAAGAATAGTGAAGTCGATTCACTTTTTTGGATGCAGCTTTACAGCAGGCGACGAATTATCTGACGATGAATTTTTTCCATGGAAAAAATCTGTAGCCACTGTTGATCAGTATTTCAAAAAAAGATCAGAGGAGTTCACTGAAAAAAATAATACTGAGCTATATTTCTTCAGTAATAAAGATAAAGCATATCCATCCAAGATAAAAATCGATAGCATCAAATGTTTAAACCATGCTGAAAATGGTGCAGCAGTAAAATATCTGATGTTTAAGATTTTAAAATTAAAAGGAAGTGGTACTATTAAAGAACGTGATGTGGTTTATTTTCAAATACCACCTTTTCCCAGAGAGCTGTATATAAGTATGGACGACAAGTTGACTTCTATACAATTAAGCGCACTGGGCCCAGGCTTTGATGAAAAGCTCAGAGAATATGGTAAAAATAAAATTATGACTTTTAGTTTGGTGCAATGGGCTTTTGAAGATATTATCGATTTAATTTTTTTGAAGCTATACCTTACAAAATACAATATCCCATTAGAAATCTTAGATTTAGACCAGGGCTTAGACGAAAGAATTCGTATTATTAAAAAAAGTAATATTGATTTTAGTTCCCTAATAGATGAATTAAATCATGGTCTAAATTTAATTCGCTATGGGGACATTGTGCCAAGCAATAGTCAGAGATTATTGGCAGGACATTTCGATGAAGAAACACACAGTAGTTTTGCTCGATTCATTGAAACTCAAATAGTTGAAAAGAAGTACAGTACATTTTAAAGGAGACAGTGTCAGATGCTACATGACGATGAAGTGAATCTTATTGCTGATGTTTGGGCAAGCATTAAAAGTTATATAGATAAAAAAGAACGCTACGATGCGGCCAGTGCATTGCTACGAAGTCTTGAAAATCATTACGACATGGACAGCGTTAGTGAGGAACTACTGGGCACCGACAGCGTCTTAGACACCGTAATCAAAGATTTATATGCCACGGAAAGTTACGAAGAAGATGATTATGAGGACGACAACTACGACTACGACGACGAATGAACGATTGGTACAGGAAGG